CTTAATAACAAACTTCTCTTAGACAAAACAGTCCTAGAGACAAAACTAATTCAGCTTAAGTACCAGCAACTAGACGCAGAGAAATCCATCGCTGTTGCACAAGCGCAAGCGCGTGGTAACACAAATGAGCAGATCGCCGCCATCGCTAAGGCATACGACGACGCGCTAGCCACACAACAAAAAGTTGTAGAAGCCGCCTACGAACAAGTAACAGCCACAGCAGAAATTGCAGCCAACCAAAATATTGTTGCCGAAGCTGTGTACAAGACAAAAATAATCCAAGCAGAGAGCCAGCTGGCGCAAAAGCTTGTAAGTAGTGAAATCGGTATGAGCAAAACAGCCGCCAACAACCTTGCCGGCAGCTTGGCCACTGGTGTGATGCAGGCTCGCAATATGACTACTTCGATGCGAGGCGTGGCTATCCAAGCACAAAATGCAGCCGCCCAGATCCGGAACGCCATTTCACTGCAGGCACAACTAGCCGCCAAGGCTGCTGCATACGCAGGCTCTGGAACTCCTTCACGCATTGCCGGTACAGGTTACGTACAAACCGGGCGTGGTACGTACGAGGCCGTCTACCGAAATCCGGATGGCACTACAGGTACTGGATTTATCCAAGCAAGTTACGCGCAAGGCGGTTACGTCACACGCCCCACCAACGCGATGATCGGCGAAGGCGGTGAACCCGAGTATGTGGTTCCGCAGTCGAAAGCCTCGCGCTTCGCCGCAAACTGGATGGCAGGTAATCGGGGCGAATCCACCCTCTCGCGCAGTACCACGCCTACGCCCGCCAATGTGCAGGTGAGCGTCCAAACTGGCCCGGTACTACAGCAGGACGGCCAGCGCTATGTAACATTGGGAGACCTGGAAGGTGCCATGCAAACCGTGGTTAACAGCCTGCTCGGCAACGGTCGCAGCGCCGGCGGCAGGCGTTACACGGGGGTCGCATGAGTAATCGCGGCCAAGCCCAGTACCTACGCATCTTCGATGGTGCAACCACCTACACCCGCTGGCAGGGCTACTACGTCAATCAGACCATTACATGGCAAAGCGCCAGCTGGAGCTACCACCCCTTCACGGCTAACGGCCTGATTGGTGGCACTGCTGGCACAGACTCTGGCGTGACTATTGACGTTCCAGCCACATCAACAGCTGTAAGCGTGTTTGAAAACGCCCTAAGCCTTAACCGACTTTGCGAAATCCGCATTTACGAATTTGACACCCGCCTCACGCAAGCCGCACCACAATCAACGCAGGCCCTGATCGGGATATTCGTTGGCGAGGTGATTAGCCTAGGTGGTAGCTTCGCGTCTCTTACCGTAAGCTTGGGATCTAGCCTTGCTCCTGTTGGTGCGCAAGTGCCACCCCGCAAATACACCAATATCCTGATCGGAGCCCCACTACGGCTATGAGCCTCCAAATCAGCGATCCCCTAACGCTCCTGCCCTACCAAACGGGCATGATTACCAGCCCTCTTACAGAAGGCGCCGCGAAGGGAAACACTGATCTCGATGCCCAACAGCGTGCAATTGTTGTCGGCGAGCCAGTTCCAATTGTGTTTGGTCGTCGCGTAGGTGGCGTGGGCGGCGTATTTGTTAGTCCCGGCGCCACAGAAGGCCGTTTTGAAAATGACGCAACAACAAACGAACTAACAGTCAACTTCGAATTAGTTCTTAGCGAAGGCGACCTGCCGCCCCTGCAGCTACGCGATGTGTTCCAGCGTAGCTGTCGTGTTGGCACATGGGCTCAGACGTATGACAGAAGGGCTGGCACTTGGACGCCCGGCAACTACATTGTGCCGGTCGCCAATAAGACCGCTTGGAACTGCCCCTATTACTGTGGCACCAGCGGCAAATACACCGACCTCACAACCTTAAGTTACGAAAATACACACGCAGATGCAGATGATACCTGGAACAAGCAGGTCCATTGTTTTGTGCGTCAAGGAATGCAAGTTACGCGCATTCTGGATGACACATACGGACCCAGTAATAACGTCATTGATTTAGCGCTCTATCTGATCAGGCAAAGCAGCCGCTTCCCCGAGTCGCTGCTGGATCTGACAGCGATGGAAGCAGCGGCAACATTTACCGCCTACAACAATCTGTATTACAACGGGGAATTCAAGGAATCGGCAAACCTTGAGGACTGGTTGCAGTCGATCAGCTCATCTTTCCTGCTTCGCGTCAGCGACAGTAACGGCAAAAAAGGTCTCCGGCCACGGTTGCCTACAGAATCCAATGGCTCGATCAGTACCGCTGCTGTGTCGTGGGTTTTCGGTTTTACCGAAGATCATGTAATGCCCGACGGCTTCAACATTGAGTACATCCCACTCAGCGAACGCAAGCCTATCTGTGCACAAGTCATTTGGCGCCAGCAGCCAGACAACGACATCGGACTTATTCGCACAACAGAAGTGCGTTTTATCGGCACAGCTGCAGATGGCCCATATGAGCAGTATGACCTGAGCCAGTTTTGTGCAACCGAAAATCACGCCGTAAAGGTTGGGGCGTACTACGTTGCGCGACGCAAGTATGTGACCCACACCCTGCGACTTAAAGTACGTCCGAGCGCATTTAACGATTCGCTATCGCTCGGCGACATTGTGCGTGTGCAGCTACGGCGAGAAACAACCGTAAACGGTGTTACGCTTCACGACTATCTGTACGAAGTCGAGCGCATCAACAGAAGCCTGAGCGGATCAGTAGAGCTGGATCTTGTTCACTTCCCTATCGATACTTTGGGCCGCAGTATGGTCGCACTATATGTAAAGAGCGCCATAGGAAATGGTTATAACCTACCGACAGGGCGAGAAGATTTTTCGTGTGACATCGCAGGCAGGGATGACGATGAAACGCCGCTTGTAGACGAAGGTGGCAACCTGCCTAACTTGCCTACAGATGATGATTTTGAATATGTAGTTGGTGATCCCAATTACGGCGGCGATGGGGATATTCCAAACGATGTGTATCCTCCTGGCACTATCAACGATGGTATCGACAACCCTGATGACCCGTATGACAAGCCGGTGACAACTACCCCTATCACTGGCGCCTCTGGTGATGCAGGTCAACCGCTAGTAGGAGATGAACTCAACGGAGTGCCGCCATGTCCAGGCGGCAAGGTTTGCTGGTATCGGCAGCCGAAGGACGGCGGCGAGAGGGAGCTTGTCAAGTGCGATGAACTCGGCGACGGCTGGCAGGCCGGATCGACGCTATCTATTACTACAGACGACATCGACTACATCATCGAAGCAGAGGCATTCTGCCCAGACCCCGGCCAACCGGGTGGGTTTGGTACTCCGATCCCGCTCGGATCAACATTGCCAGTGCAGCCGAATACGTCTATTTACGCCTATGCACGTTGGACGGGAACAATTATTCAACCATCTGGCACTACAACTCAAACAAGCCCCTGGATCAACTATTCCACATTCCTGACAGTTGGGCCTCTTAGAGGGTGTGTTTTTGGTGACGTAATCGTGTCAAATAGCAGCACAACATGCCCTCCAGTCGGACCAATCCCCTGGAGAGCTTCCGTTTCGTCAACCAATAAAGACACAAATCCCACAGGCTCATACGCCCTTGGTGGCCTTGGCAATGGCGGCAACAACGGCCAGCCGTGTGCCCCAAGCAGCACATACGCAGGCGCCGCATGGAACGGCACTGTTCAGGGCCGAGTGATTTCCATAACAGGTCGCTGGGAATACAGCAACAACCAATCGACGGTACTGCTCACGTGGGGCGGCGATACTAGCTCTAGCGAAGGAGAATGAGATGGCAGTCTTTCCCGCCTTAGTTCCGAATAGCCGCACCTACACCCCAGGCTCACATGCCAGCACACCACTAGCTGTGCTGTCTGGCAATGAAACCAGTGTCAGGCATAGCAACGGCGCCGTAGGAAACATCCTGCGCTTGGGATTTCGTGCGATTACGCGAAGTGATCTCAATTCGGTAATCGGCCACTACGCACTACACGGACGGTTCTTGCCCTTTGACCTAAGCACCGCCACGTTGGTGGCATCAGAAATTGAAGTGCCGGTAGGCTACCAATGGATCTACACAGGCAGCCCTGACATCGAAGAGGTGCCAGATGCTGCCAACATTACCGTAGAGCTGGAGCTAATTCCTCCATACACGCTATGACGGATTTTCCTGCTGTTGCACCAAACAACATCGGCTACGACTTAGGGCAGCTCAACCTGAGCGAAGTTGCCACGGTAGCAGGACCGATCCGGTTTCGGCATTCGATGCAAACAAACGGATACACGTTAAACCTAAATTACGTCGGACTAAATCAATCTCAAGTCAACACATTTCGGCAGCATTACACAGATAACGACGGAACACATCGGTACTTTGGCGTGCCCGCCATAGTCTGGGGAAATAATTCTCCGGTAACCACAGATTCGGTGTATCGATATTCGGCCCCACCGCAAGAAGAGCACTTTGGTATCTACACCAACGTTACGATCTCGCTGCGCGTCCTGGCCGGCCTGAATCTGCTGTACATCCTGTCAGCGGGCGGCGCCAGTCAGCCAGCGGTAACCGCATTTTCCTCGTTTGCCTTTACAGGCAATGCCCCCTTCGTTCTGAATGCTGGCGGCGCAAATCCCACGCTTACACTACAAGGAAGAGGTGCTAGCCAATGACCACGCCTACCACGGTTCCCGTTCGCCTTCAGCTCCGCAGCGACACTGCCGCAAACTGGACGGCCGTTAATCCGGTGCTGCTGGCAGGCGAAGAAGGCCTTGAATCCGATACTGGCTACCGGAAAGTTGGCAACGGCAGCACTGCTTGGACAAGCCTGGCCTATGTCAGCGGTCTTGGCGCTGACATCCCAGTCAGCCGCTTAGCCGATGGCACCGCACGTCAACTGATCCAGACCGACGCAGCTGGTACAGGCGTCGAATGGACCAGCAACGTAGACATCCCTGGAACGCTGGACGTTACAGGTGCAGCAACGTTCGACAATAACGTCATCATCCAAGGCGACTTGACCGTTAATGGCACCGAGACGATCATCAACACCCAAACGCTGGATGTTGAAGATAAAAACATCGTCATCGGCAAAGTCGTAACGCCAAGTGACATCACAGCAGACGGTGGCGGCATCACGCTCAAAGGCAGCACCGACAAAACCATCAACTGGGTTGATGCCACGGATGCGTGGACATTCAGCGAGCACGTCAACATCGCCAGCGCCAAGGAATACCGGATTGCTGGTGCCAAGGTGCTGGATGCCACCAGCCTCGGTAGCGCCGTCGTCAGCTCCAGCCTGACCAGCGTTGGCACCATCGGCACTGGCGTCTGGAATGGCACCGCAGTTGGCACCGGCTACGGCGGCACGGGGCAAACCACCTACAGCAATGGTCAGCTGCTGATCGGCAAAACCGATGGCACGCTGGCTAAGGCAACGCTGACAGCTGGCACAGGCATCACGATCACCAACGGCGATGGCAGCATTAGCATTGCCAGCGGCGGCGGCACCGTCACCAGCGTTACAGCTACCACGCCGCTTGCCAGCACTGGGGGCACGACGCCGGACATCAGCATCCAAGACGGCACCACCACGCAGAAAGGTGCGGTGCAGCTTGAGGATTCAACCAGCAGCACCAGCACCACCAAGGCAGCAACACCGGCATCAGTAAAGGCGGCCTATGACTTAGCCGTTGCAGCACTGCCCGCAACAGGCGGCACCCTCACGGGCAACATAACGCTCAACGCACAATCAGATGTGCGCTTTGCGGATGCTGACAGCAGCAACTGGGTCGCCCTCCAAGCACCGGCAACTGTGACCAGCAATGTGACTTGGACATTGCCTGCTGCCGATGGCACTAACGGTCAGCTGCTTGGTACAAATGGCTCAGCTACGCTGAGTTGGCAGACCCCACCATCGGCTGCTGTAAGTCTTGGTCTTGTAATCGCCCTATCCTGATCTCATGGCTGAAACTTTCAACAGGGCCTCGGTTGCCCTAACGACTACAAGCATCACTGATGTCTACCAAGCCCCCAACGTCGCCGCAACGGATCGGGCTATTGTCCTGAGCTGCTTGGTGGCCAACGTCGATGGCATCAACAATGCTTCGGTGACTATTGACATCACCGACAGTGCCAACGCTGCGGTTGCCAAGATCGCTAATACCATCACCGTTCCGGCGGATGCTTCGGTGGAGTTTATTGCAAACAAGCTGGTGCTAAAGAGCGGAGAAAAGCTTCGTGCTACGGCTAGTGCTGGTAACGACCTTGAAGTCACTGTTAGTGCATTGGAGATCACAGCATGAGTCCCCAAGGTGGTGTGATTGGCATTGCCAACAACCCAACGCTTACTGCGGCATCGGGGGTGTGGCGGATTGATGAGGTGCTATCTGCTCGGTCCACAAATACCTGGCCAGGTGAAACATATACAGTCGATGTATTGGCTCTTGCTGGCGGTGGTGGTGGCGGTTATGCCAGTGGCAGTTCGACTGGCAGAGCCGGAGGCGGCGGCGGTGCGGGTGGTCTTATTATTCAAACCGCTATTTCGATTACTGGAAACATAAGCTATGCACTCTCTATCGGCGCTGGTGGCGTTAGCGGCACTGCTCCCCCTACTGCCGGCACAGGCACAACAGCATTCAGCTTGGTTGCAGATGGAGGCGGCTTCGGCGCCTGGAATGGCGGCCCCGGTGGAGCGGGTGGCAGTGGTGGCGGTGCTGCCGGAAGCTCAAGCGCTAACATTCAATATGCTGGTGGTGCTGCCACAAGCGGTCAAGGCAACATTGGCGGCAACTGCCGGGCAAGCAGTACCGCAACAAGTCAATTTGGCGGCGGCGGCGGCGGCTATAGCAGTGCTGGCGGCAATGGTTCAACCGCTGTTGTCGCTAACGGCGGTGCTGGCTACGACTTGATCAACTTCAGGGGGGGCGCATCCAGCTTTGTTGCTGGAGGAGGTGGTTCTTCTACAACTAGCGGTGCTGCTGGTGGCCTTGGTGGCAGCGGTGTTGGTGGTAACGGTAACGTGCGTGGCAGTAATGCTTTCAGTGCCGTTGTTTCAACAGGCTCTGGCGGTGGAGGCGGTGCTAACAATCCATCAAATACTACTACTGCCTATGGCGGCAGCGGTTCCGGCGGTCTCGTGATTATCCGCTACCCAGGCGCACAACGTGGCACAGGCGGGACAGTCACCACCGGCACAGTTGGCGGCATTACTTATACCTTCCATACTTTCACTTCAACCGATACCTATGTGGCTTGACAATGGCACACTTCGCTGAACTAGACACCAACAATGTCGTGCTCCGTGTCCTAGTCGTGGGCAATGACAAGATCACTGACGACAACGGCCAGGAACAGGAGGCGCTTGGCGTGACTTTCCTGCAGAACCTCTTCGGTGCTGACACCCGCTGGATGCAAACCAGCTACAACGCCAACTTTCGTGGCCTTTACGCCGGGATGGGGTTTACCTATGACCCCGTGGCTGATGTGTTTGTAGAGCCCGTCGATAGGGATGCTCTGGGGTAACTGATGGCCGTCAAAGCGAAAGCCGGCCTTTCTGGAACACTCCGGAAAGAGCCGGTTCCAAAAACTACGAGTATCGGCCAAGGCGCGCGCAGTCGTCCTAAACGACGCGGCCGTAAAAAACTAAGGGGCCAAGGTCGCTAAACTATTAGCGAGATACCCGCGCCATGATTGAGATTGTCGCAGCGGTGGCGGGAGCCTCTATATCGGTAGCAGCCTTGGGTGCCATGGGCTTCTCTCGCCGAAACGACGAAGCCCGCGACGCCGTAATCCGCCTCACCTCTGCCGTGGAGCACATCGCCACGCAGCTGGAAGTGCTCCACACAGACATCAAAGAAGACCGCCGCGAGACGTTTACCCGCCTGAACGGCGTCGAACAGCGGGTAACAAAACTAGAAGCCCGCTAAGCCATGTCCGTAGTCCACAGCACCCGATACGCGGACGGCTTTGCCCTGGAACAGCTGGAAAATGAACGCGGCGAAATCTACTACCGCGCCTGCAAAAACAGCATCTGCCGTTATGCAGAAGACGCATACATCGCCCAAGTTTACCTAGAAGGTATGGGCTGGAACTCTACGTACACAGCCCTCCCGTAACCCAGCGGATAATCGCATCCTCCCGGTGCGGCTCCCAAAAATCTTGATCCCTGTACCACTCCAGCCAATCATTGGCAGATTTTGAAATATTGCAGGCAAAACAACAAGCAATAAGATTCTGTTGGTGCGTATGCCCACCACGAATCTTCGGATGTACGTGATCTAATGTTGCCGACCTGCCTAAATCTGTAGCACAGTAAGCACACCTGTTATCCCATTCTTTAAGAATGGACTGCCTAAATTTAGCCTTGGCTTGTTTTTTATTTAAGTATTC